GCATCGGGCGGTGAGACGGATACGCCCCAACTCGGCCAGAAGGTGATCGCAGCGCACAAGATCGAAGCCGATCCGCGCCTGACCACCGAAATGATCGAGGATGCGTATCTCAATGTCGAGGCATGGCTTGCCGGAAAGGTCTCCGACAAGTTCGCTCGCACGCAGAACACCGCGTTCGTCAACGGCACCGGCGTCAACCAGCCGCGCGGCTTCCTGACCTATCCGGCTCAGGCAGTCTCCGGCACCTACGAGCGTGGCAAGATCAATCAGATCAACATGGGTTCGGCGGCTGCGCTGAATGCGGATGGTCTGATCGAGGTGCAGAACGCTCTCAAGGAAGGCTATCAGGCTGGTGCTGTGTGGGGCATGAAGCGCACGACCTTCGGCGCGGCTCTGCAGCTGAAGGGTGCTGACAACTACTTCTTCAGCCCGGTGCTGCTGGCCAATGGTCAGGCGTCGATTCAGCTGCTTGGTAAGCGGGTCATCTTCATGGATGACATGCCTGCTGTCGCGGCGAATGCGCTGTCGATCGTCTATGCCGACTTCTCGGTGGCCTACACCATCGTCGATCGCGTCGGTCTGCAGGTTCTGCGCGATCCGTACAGCAACAAGGGTTTCGTCACCTACTACACCACCCAGCGTGTCGGCGGAGACGTGACCAATTTCGATGGCATCGCCATCGGCAAAGTCGCAGCGTAAGGAGGATATGACTGATGTTCGATACGCGCAACAACGCTGAGTACGGCATGGCACTGTCGGCAACTCTGTCTGGTACGACTCCGGCTGCTGGCAGCTGGATCGACATGCAGGGATGGCAGTCGCTGACGTTCACCGTCGGCACCGGCACAGTGACCGATGCAGGCACCGCTTCCGGCTTCTCGTTCGAGGTGCAGGAAGGCGACACCACCGCAGCTGCTTCGGCAACCGCTGTGGCCGACGCTGACCTGATCGGAACCGAGGCTGCTCTGACCGTGACCGCCGACACCGACGACAACAAGATGATCGGCACCATCGGCTATCGTGGCTCCAAGCGGTATGTCCGTCTCGTGGCCACCGGCACGACCGGCACCGCCGCTGTGGTGACTTGCCATGCGATCAAGATGAAGGGCGGGAACATGGGATCCGCCACCATCGACAGCGGCACCGCCGCAACCTAAGACCATCGACGGGGCGGCTCCGGTCGCCCCGTCATCTCTCTGATTGGGGACTGCAATGTCATCGAATATCCCGTGGGAAAGCATCCCCAGCGCCACCGAAGACAACAAACGCGCAGCAGACATGCTCATCCGTCTTGACGACGGACAAGAGCGTCGGACGGGCTACGACGGCGGATGGCTGTATTTCGAGGACGCGACTCACACCTCAAGCAACAAGCAATCAATCGCGGCAGGAGCGAGGGTGCACGTGACGATTGACGGACTTGGGACCGGCACCAACATCAACTTTCGTCGCGGCATCGGCACTGATGTTTTGGGAAACAGCACAATCCAGCCGTTTGCGACCGGAGAGACCTACAACATCAACCTCACATTTCAGGCTAGCAAGTCGAGCAGCACGGCAACATTTGTCGAGGTCGATGTCGGCATTGGTTCTGATTACGGCACAACGATCTCCAGAGATCGCAGAGCGATGACGAAGGGGAGCGACATCGAAGACTACTTCTTCTTCAACGGCACCCTGTTTGCCACCCCAGCATTCAACCAATACGGCGCAAGGTTCTTCTTCAATTTCTCCGAGGACGTCAGCGTCTGGAACAAAGCGATCTTTCTGCAAAGGACGCACAGCCCATGACCACAATCAAGATGCTCCGGACCCTGCCTGTTGCTCCGGACGGGATCAATGTTCAGACTTGGGCACAAGGAAGCGCCCATGAGGTCAGTGACGACCTACTCAGGATCTTGATCGATGCTGGTGCTTGCGAGATCATAACGAAGGCCATTCACGCTGCTCCTGAGAACAAGGCCGCAAGCGGCAAGCCGAGGAAGGCGAAGCGATGAGATACAACCGCAAGTCCGTCTACGTCACGACCAGCACCGACAGCCGGGCAATCAGCATAGCAGACATGAAGACATTCCTTCGCGTCGACACCTCTGATGATGATGCGGTCATTGCCGCCTACATCGCTACGGCCACCGAGGCCATCAAGCAATATCTTCGGAGGGCAATCCTGACGGAGACCTTCGTCTTCAAGGCGGACGGCTTCACCGACGAAGAGGCCGATGAAAGGCTGCTCGCTCTTGGGCCCGGTTTCCACACCGCAAGCGTCCCCTATGTCCTTGGCGGCGGACAAACGCTCGATCTTCCGTTCCCGGTCCTGCAAAGTGTGACATCTGTTGTCACCTACGACCGCAGCAACAATTCCAGCACATTCAGCTCTTTAAAGTATCAGGTAGATCTGCAATCCGGCAGGATCTATCTGAACGAGGGAGAGACTTGGCCGACCAATCTTCGGGCGCAGGATGCGCTGGAGGTCACCTATGTTGCGGGCTATGGCAGCGGCTCGATCCCCAGCCCGATCTTGCAGGCGATCCGCAGCTATGTCGAGCAGCTGTATGATGGTTGCGAGGGCATGACGGACGAAATCAAGAGGCTCTTGGCACCTTACAGAAGGGCAGACGAACTGGCATGGTGAATTGCTGCTCGAAATACTCTGCGCGCCAACTGTCCAGCCGGATAACCATCCAAAGGAAGACGCAATCTTCTGATGGCATGGGCGGATGGACAGAGGCATGGAGTGCCGGGGACGATGTTTGGGCGATGTGGAGTCCGATGGGTGGAAGCGAACGCTTTCAGGCCATGCGCATTCAGCCTAGCATCTCTGTCCGGGCGATCATCCGCTTTCGCGGCAACGCAGAAGGTGCACCATATTATAGCGCGGCGGACAGGGTTGTGTATCGCGGCAGGACTTACGGCATCACGGCTGTGATAGATGTTGATGGCGATGGCACTTGGCTGGAACTGCTCCTGACGGAAGGCGCACCATCTTGAAATCAACCGCGATCGACATCTCTGGCCTAGACAAGTTGCTCTCGCAGCTGACAAAGATTTCTGATCGGTCGGACGATATTGTATCGGACACAATCAATGATGTCTTGGATGACACCCAGCTTCTCGCAAGGGATGGCATCAACAATGGCTCTCCGTCTGGCACGGTCTACTACCGGATCCCCGGCGAGAAGTACATGACCATCCGCGCAGGCTCGGCTGATGGCCCTCCGGTTGCGTTCGTTCCGGGCGGCGGACCCCAGAACCTGTCGCCAGTTCACAAGGCATCTGCTCCCGGCCAATATCCGGCCACCGACACAGGGACGCTCAGCCGCAGCATAATCGTCGAGCGGTCAGTTCCGGGTCCGAGGATGGAAGGGACTGTCGGGACAAGGCTCGAATATGGCTCTTGGCTCGAATTCGGTACAACCAAGATGGCCAAAAGACCGTGGTTGCTTAATAGCTTCAAAACGGCGATAATGAACGTGACCAAAGAGCTGAAGGCGAGATTGGACTCTCTCAAATGAGCTTCGAGACGGCAGCACAAGAGATCGTGTACGGGGCCTTGACGGGCAACACCGTTCCGTTTGTTGTTGCCAATGGAGTTTGGGTTGATGCGAACAGCTGGGACGACAGCGCTGTGTGGTGGTCTTGGGCACCTGTTTCGGTCGGCGTTTACGATGATGTTCCGTACCTTCCCGAGGGAATGCCAAGAGAGAACTTCCCATACATCGTGATCGGGGCAGACAGCTCTTCGGCTTGGGACACAGACGACACGCTCGGAAAGAGAATCACAATCGGCGTCGACATATGGAGCCGATCTGCCGGTTTCAAAGAGACCAAAGACCTGATGGGGGAGACCTACGACATCCTCAACAGGCTCGAGGTCTACAAGGCCGGTTACAATTTGGTGGACTGTCTTTGCGAGTTTTCACAGGCAATGCGCGATCCTGACGGTGAGACGAGACACGGGGTTATGCGCTTCATCATGACCATCCAGAAGGAGAATTGACATGGCTGGGTTCAACGGTCGAGATATGACCATCGATTGGGACGCGGTCACGCTGGTTGGCGTCCGCACCCGAGGGTTTTCGGCAAGCAATGAAATGGTGGACGTGACCACGGACGACGACGCGGGGTGGCGCAAGCTGTTGGCCAAGCCGGGTGTCAAGTCCATCGAGGTCACGGTTTCCGGGATCACGTCGAGCGAGACTCTGCTGGCTGAGTTCTTCAACGCCAGCACCACGGGCGAGACCCTCAAGGTCGATCTGCCGTCGTCGCTGGCATCCCCCGGCAACGTCTCTGGCACGTTCCATCTGTCCAGTTTCGAACAGAACGGCGAGCATGATGGGGCGGTCGAGTTCTCAGCAACCTTCATGTCCTCGGGCGCTGTCACCTACACCGCTTCGTCGTCGTAAGGTGGCGTGAATGCGGGAGTACAGCGGAAAACTCGGCTCCAAGAACGTCAAGCTGGCGATCACTTGGGGCGCGTCTGAGCGGATCGCGGAAGAGGTCGGGGATATTCTGGTACTTGTGAGGGAGGCCGCGCGAGAAGCTATATTTGCTGCGCGCGGGATCGACTACAAGCCGGAAATCATCCTCGACACGGCGGCAATCGCAAAGGTGCTGTACATCGGTCTTTCCGAGGCCGGTTCGCCCATGACCGAGGAAGCCTTGCGCGAGGCAATGATGGATGCGGGGTTGGTCGAAAGCCGGGAGCTGGCCGAAAGCTACATCTCTGCGATCGCAACGCCCAAGTCTGCGGCCATTACCAATAAGGATAAGCCAAGCGGAAAAAAGTAACGTGGGCGGAATGGGTGCAGTCGGCATATTCGCTCGCGGTGGCAGACTGGAGCATATCGCCCACTGAGTTCTGGCGAATGTCCCCGCAAGAATGGTGGTGGCTGTTTGACCACAAGCACAGCCAGATGAAGTCGACAAAGAAAGGTCTTGGCGGATTTAGCGAGGCAGAGTGGGACGACGCGAGGGCGCGGCACCGGGAGAAGATGAAGAATGGCAGAGCTTAGCGGCATCCACGTCAAGATCACCGGAGATGCGTCCGGACTAAAGTCAGAGCTTCAGTCGGCCAAGACGAACTTGCAGTCTCTCGGCGGGATCGCAGAGAAGACAAAGACATCCCTCGGCGGCTTGCGGAATTCCGTCTCTGGTCTGGCCGCAACCTTCTCTGGCGCGGCGACCAGAGGCATTGATCTTTTCAGGACTCGTCTTGCCGGGATTGGTCAGGCGGCAGCAAGGAATACCAATGCCATCAGAATGGTCAGCCTGCAGCTTTCGCAGGTCGGCCAGATGGCCATGGTCTCGGGGGATGTCGTCAAGGCTCTGGCGATCCAGCTACCTGATATCGGTCTTGCATTCGGGACTGTCGGAACGGCTGTCGGCCTGTTGGCGGGCATCGGTCTGCCAATGCTTTATGACGCTCTTGTCGGGTCAGGTGACGCGGCTGACGACACATCAAACAGGGTCGCCGACCTTGCCGACGCCTATGCCCGGCTCGGGACAGTCAGCCAAGCCACTGCTGAACAAATCGCGCTGTATACGGTCGCGGCCTTTGGCGATGCGAGCTATGCGGTGCAGCAACTGATTGACGATCTGCGCGAGCTTGAACTGATGCGGATCAAGGAGTTTCTTGCGGGCGCATTCGACGACGCAGCTCCGGCGATTGAGCGCTATCGACAAGCAATGTCAGACCTTCGGGATATTGCTGACGCGAAGAGCTTGACGCAGGGGCAAAAGATGCTTCTTGAGAACGCGAAGGCTGTTCTTGGCCTCACCCAGTTGACGGGCGCAGAGTACATTAAACAGACGGAAACCATCGACGCGATGATCAGGGCTTATGACCGGATCGCGCAGTCAGAGAGCAAGGACGAAATCACCAAGTCAATCGCCTTGGCTATTGATTATGCGAAAGAGCTGGGCGGTCCTGCGGCGCAGACGATCGTTGATGGCCTTTTGGCGGCTGCGTCTGCGGCTGGCGTCCTTGAGGAGGCAATGGCGGCGGCAAAAGATGCCGCTATCGAGGACATCGCCGGGACGAGTGGCGGACCGCCGCGACGCCGGTATCGCCGAGGCATCAGGCGCGATCGGGTTCCCCTTCCGCCTCCTCCTCGTGCTCCTCGTGCTGGTCGCGCAGACCCGTTGCCGCGCGAACTAGAGAAAGTGCGAGACAGCCTTGCGACGCAAGCTGAGATGTATGCCAAGGCGTACGACGAACAGCTCGAGACCCTTAAGAGCGCGCTTGAGGCTCGGTTGATCACGCAGCAAGAGTTCGAGGAAATGTCGCTTCGGTCGGCACAGA